TGCCCATGCCTTGCACATTGAACCATAGCGATGGTTGATGTATTTGATTGTCGCGTCTATCTGGCGATAAGGATCTAATGTCCCATAATGCTTTGATCGCATCTGTCCTAGACCGTAATGGCTTTTGTTTCGAGCTAAGTAATTCCATCTAGATTCTTTTGTGATGATCTTATTGAGACATTGGAATTCGTCATAGTTTATAAGCCTTGAATGTGCATAAAGCTTTAAGTGATCTATTGAGTAAGTTGCAGCTTTTGTTGCCTGTGCCGGTGTTGTGCTAACAACACATAGACCGGCCAATAGCACCAAGCATCGCTTGCGAGCTATCCGCCACAGCGGCTCGCCCACGAGCATGGAGCGTACCGAACGACGCAAATACATTGCAAGATTGAGCGTAGTCTTGGGCGTGTTCAACAGGCTGTGGATAACATCTGTGGATAACTTCATGGCCTCATTCCCCATCCTTGACCTTTGAAGATTGCCGGTGTTGGCGTAAATAGACGACGCATTGGGATCGTGCAATTGGCACAATAAGGATCTCGTGCAAGCTTGTCATCAATAGGTCGATGGATTGTCTCGACTTCTAAACACATCTCGCAGATGTAGTCATAGGCTGGCATCGACATCCCCAATCATCGCCACCGTCATGCATGAACAGACTGTGCATTGGATTGTTTTTACATTAGCCGGCAGGTTATCTGTAATGATCCGGACAAGCTGTGTTGTCTTTTTCTTACACTTGCGACATTCAAATTGCAGTTTCTCCATAAGTGGATCTCCTTAAATTCTCAATTGGTTGAAGGCCATTTACGCCAATCCACCATGACTCTTGATCACTCTTCTTGTATCGATCTCGCTTGGCCATTGCTACCGGTATCCAACCGGCGATGTAGTAATTCGGATGCTTTCCAGTTACAAGGATTGCAACATCGGTAACGCGATCAGATGGATACACAATCAAATGTCCATCGGCGTACTTAGTCCACTTGACTTCAAGGCCAGTTGCCACATCTGCTCGCTCTTTGCCTTTGTTATCTGTCGGTGTGTAGGGGATGTCAAAGTATTTTGCCACCGCCCATTCAGCTGCAAAGCTCTCGGCTATTTCAGCAACCTGCTCATGAAAGTTAAGCCGGCTGTTGTAATGTGGCGTCGATCCAATCTGATGGCCTTGCTGTGACCTTGCTTTGAGAGCTGTCACATGACACATTGCAGCTTGATAATCGTCGAGACTTATTTTCATCGACAACCTACACAGAACCAAATTATCTTCTCGCCGCCGTAGCCTTTTTGGTATCCGAAAGCATCAAAGCGAATCAAGATTGAGCACTTATCGCATTGCTCGACTTTGTATTCTTCAACGACTTCGCCTTGATAATACAGCCTGGCTATTCGAGTCTGAGGATTGATGATCTCCATGTAATCGCTCATCAGACTTGTGGCTTCCATTTGCCATCGCTAGCCAATACATACCAGCGAGGTACGCATTGGGATGCCTTCGCCTTTTCGGTGCAAAAGTATCCGCCCCAATTCTTGGGCGCGCCATCCTTTGCTTGCTTCCAAATCATGTGTGCATGTGCACACTCCGGCGCAGCTTCGACCAGTTGGCCGCCGAGTTGCTTTGTGATTTCATTGATCGATGATCCGAGTGATGGCACACCGGATTCTTCAGCTTCTTCAGCTGTTTTATAGCTTGGGACATCACCGAATTTGGTCGTCCAATAGTCGTACTCTTTGGCTGGATCAGCTGTGGCCACCTTTGCACTCATGGATTCAACCTGTTGCATTGTCTCCTTCGTGCTCTTCTCGGTGCCGCCCATAACAAGAGCCATGACTCTCATCAATGCGCTTGTGACCGTATCTTCTAGATACCACCGTTTCATGTTGGCGTTAAAGGCCGCTACATAACCGTGTGCATAATCAATGCCGGCTGGCTCTGTCTCTTCTTGATTGCGCCACGCCTTAGCTTGTACGAGCACATAGCCCTTTTCGGCATTGAACTCAATGATGTGAGCTTCTAATCTGCCCTGTGGGAATGTTGAGATCCAGCGATCTGTGCGCTCTTTGTTGCCTTCGTAATTGTCCAAGAATCCCATTATTTCACATCCTTCTTTGAAGCTGAGATGTGGCGTGAGATCGCTCGGCCTCTTGTAAAGCCGTTGCGCTCGCCTTCTTTGTATCCGACTGAGTATGAGATCGCTGCCCATAAGATTCCAGCGACGGTCATAAAGACCACGATTGATAATTCATTCATTGCATTGCTCCCGAATCTGGGAACTACTGTGCTTCGCTCCCAAGTAACAGAGTGAAGCAATGAGCGTGTATCGTCAAGAACCTTGCGTGTCTTTGGGCGTGTCGTTACCGTGTTTTGGCTTACTCTTCAGACCATTTCCAGCCAATACGCCGCCAAGAGATCCAGTTAAGAAGATTGCCAATGTTTTAAGTAGATCGATAAAAGCTGCATCATTAGGAGCTTGTGCCGAGATTGGTTGAGTTACAAAGATCAATGCGTAAGTGATGCCGATTGTGACAATGAGAAAGACCATTGCCAGAGTTGTGCCGATGATAAGAATCAGCTGTGCATGTACCTCTTCGGGGCTACGGCGTCGCTGTGGGCGATGGCGGTAATGTTCCAATGACATCGCTAGTGCAGTTTCCCAATGGGATTGCGGCTTCTGGCATTCCGGTTTTTCCCAGTTCTCGAATTCTTGGCATTCATAGCGTGTCCATCCTTGATAACCACACGCGGACAGCGTTGATGCAAGTGCCCAAATCAACGCCGCCGCGAGTAGTTTCCGGATCACTTCCCCGATAATCCGAAAGCCGTGTCTTTTGGATTGAGCCAGCGCAAGAGCACCGGCAGAATCGCAGCGACTCCGGCCATGAGCAAAGTCTTTGGATCCTGTTCGCCTGTCATGTAAAGAGCTAACGACGCAGCTAAGAAGCTACGCCCCCAGCTTGCGAGCAATGCCTTTGATTTTTCCATCTTTGACCTCTTTCTTCGGCTTCGTTGCCGATACTTTAGGAGCTTCGACGATTGGATAATCGCCCTTGAATGGTACGAATTTCGGGCGACCGAATCCGACCACTTCTTTTCCGCTCCCGAATGCGCGTTGCTTAATCATCACCATGCCACCGTTGCGCTGATCTCCTGTGCCGGATGTGTTGCCTTCAATTGTTGTAATTGTTTTACCGGATACACCGACAACAATGCCAATGTGTGAAATGCGATCCACGCCGTCATGTGGGAAATCCATGAATGCAAGATCGCCGATCTGTGGATCTGTGTCATGCCAGCGTGAGACTTCTTTGAGCTTGTGTGCGCCCATTGCTGTGCTTACCATCGATGGTAGCTTCACTCCGGCTTGATTAAAGCACCAATTGACAAATGAACCGCACCACGGCAATCCGTCGGCCTTTGTAAATTTGCCGTACTTTGTAAGATTGTTGCCTTCTTCAATAGTGCCGACTTCAGCGAGCGCGACTTCTACAACGCGAGCAGCTGTGCCCTCCGGATAATTACTCACTTGGATACTCTTTGTCGTATTCGGCTTTTGTCATGGATGTAAAATCACCGTTACCCCAATCAATAAGCGCATACTCTGTAATTACGCCAGAAATTGGATCTGTAACTTCAATAAATGTAACTGTCATTTTATAACTCCGCACTTAGTCCAAGATAGCCTGATGTCGAATTGTTCGCAGTCAATGAATAAGGTCGGTTTACCGTTAAGCCGCTTGCTACTACTGGGTAAACTACGCCAATTCCGTTGCCATGCATACTTGCTAAAAATGTAATGCTTGTAACCGCCGTATTTGTTCCGCCTGTTGTTAGATTTAAACTTGAAAAATCAAGGCTAGTTGCAGCAACACGCATTGTCGTAGGAATTGGCACTTGAATAATTGCCGTAGTGGTTTGATCTGCATAGCCTTGACCAAAGTTTTGGTAAGCACTCAGTCCACCAAAACGAAAATAATAACGCTGGCATGCGGCTAACTCTAAAGCGTAATTAGAAGTATTAGGAGAATAGGCACTAGCACTCCCAGCAATTTCTAACTGCAATCCCGTTACTTCAAACCAATCATTAGCCCCAGCTGTACCAGTTGGAGTCGATGATAAAAAGAAACCTATTTGAGTTGCTGTTGAACCGACTGTGCCAGTAAATGAATAGCGCGTCCATGTTGTAGTTATTGCTTGCGTGGTATCAACGATATTGACGTTGCCCGTAAAACCTGCGCTTAGATAGTTTTGATTTGTGCCTGTGCCTGAACTTAATCTCAGACCTAAAAGGCTTGAAGTAGGCGAATAATTTGCACCAGCCTTTGCATAAAAACTAAAAGTTACAGTTTGACCAGCAAAACGGTAAGAGTCGATTGTTTCAAATGAATAACCGATGTAATTTGCCGCTGTATTTGTATTGCCTGAGT